TCTGTCTTGACCATCTCAGCATACTTGTCTCAGGACAAGAGAATACAGATGAAAGAAAGTCCATAGATATTCTAATGACCAAGTTAAGATCTCTCGTGGAGCAGACAGGTATCTGTCTCCTTCTGGTGTCTCACTTACGTAGACCTTCTGGTGATCGTGGTCATGAAGAAGGAAAAGAAATATCTCTCTCGCACTTGAGAGGATCGGCGTCAATTGCGCATTTAAGTGATTCCGTTGTGGCCTTGGAAAGAAATCAACAGGACGATGATCCAATAGTATCCAATACAACTACCATTCGTATATTAAAGAACAGATATACAGGTGATACAGGAGTGGCAACACACTTGTTTTATAATAAAGATACTGGTAGAATGACAGAGATAGAAAACCCATTTGACGTAGGAGATAACGATGGCGACTAAGAAGTTTGACAAAGAGTTATATGATAAAGCAAATCCATTATCTAATGGGCTAATGTCTGCGTGGTTGAAGAGGAATGGCTACAACTCCATAGACCCAGAAGAAACCTATGGAGTGGACATCACATGCAAGAAAGGTGACACGCCAGCCTTCTTTGAAACTGAAATTAAATATAGTTGGGTTAAGAGATGGCCTAATGAATGGCAGGAAGTACGTATTCCATATAGGAAACATAAGATCATAGACAAATGGATACGTAGTGGCTCTGAAGGTTCATTAACTTTTATTGTGTTTCGTAGTGATTGTAAACAGGCGTGGTTCATTGATGGACAGGACGTAAGAGATGCCAAGGTTGCAGCAATTAATAATAAGTATATGTCCAATGAAAAGTTCTATCACATAAATGTTAATGATGCCAGTTTAATTAATATGGAGAGCTTAGATATTACAGATGACTTTATAAATTCAAAGTATCCATCATGATGATAAATCTTACTGAAGAAGCTAATGAACATCTGTCACGTATAGTCAGAGATCAAGATGTTAAAGGCATACAACTTGGTGTAAAAGGTGGTGGTTGTGCTGGCTTCACCTATGAGTGGGACACATTGAATGATATCCCTGAGAAGCATACTGTAATATCATTGCTTGACGGTAATTTATATGTTAGACCAGAGGCTTTGATGTTTCTTCTGGGTGTAACTATAGATTATACTAATGATATTAATGGTTCATATATAGTATTTAAAAATCCTAACGCTACATCTCAGTGTGGATGTGGAGAAAGTTTTGGAGTATGAATGTAGTACTTGATATAGAAACAGATTCCTTGGATACACAAAAGGCAAAGATCCATTGCATCGTAGCAAAGGATTTTGAAACATCTCAGGTACACGTATGGGATCACAATAACTTGGATCAGTTCAAGCCTTGGTGTGATAAGGTAGATAACTTTATTATGCACAATGGTATATCATTTGATGTTCCCATTCTTCGTAGAGTGTTTGGAGTTAATATCAAGATAAATCAAATGATAGATACACTTGTTATGTCACAACTCTTTAACCCTGTTAGGGAAAGAGGACATAGCTTAAAAGCATGGGGAGAAACTCTGCATTACCCAAAGGGGGAGTGTGAGAACTTTACTACGTATACAGAAGACATGCTGGAGTATTGTAAGAATGATGTTGATCTAACGGAACAGGTATATAAAAAGTTAAAACAAGAAGGAAGAAATTTCTCAGAGAAATCCATTAACATGGAGCACAAGATAAGAACTATCATAGATCAACAGGAAACAAATGGATTTGCTTTGGATATACGAAAGACCATAGGCTTGTTATCTCGTTTGTCCGATGAGGCACACGAGCTTGTGAACTGGTCGAAGGTTACATTCCAATCTACAGTTGTAGAGTTAAAGACAAAGCCTAACAAGGTTGTACCATTTAACATAGGATCAAGACAGCAGATTGCTGCTTGTCTTCAGGCGTTGGATTGGGAACCAAAAGACTTCACCGACAAAGGTAATGTGATTGTTAGTGAGGAGATCCTCAATAAAATTGACAAGGAAGAAGCTCAGAAATTCTCCCGTTACTTCTTATTGCAAAAGAGAATAGCTCAAGTGCAGTCTTGGATAAATTCCTATAATGATAATACGGGCAGAGTACATGGCAGAGTCTTGACATTAAGAACTATTACAGGACGAATGGCACACATGAGTCCTAACATGGCTCAGATACCAGCAGTACGTAGTCCTTTCGGTAAAGAATGTAGGGATTGCTGGACAGTCAGTAACCCACATACACATAGTCTTGTTGGAACAGATGCGTCTGGTCTTGAACTTAGATGTCTGGCACATCTGATGGATAACAAAGACTATACCAATGAGATCCTGAATGGTGATGTCCATACAGCTAACATGAAGATGGCAGGTATAACAGATAGAGATCAAGCCAAGACCTTCATATATGCCTTCCTCTATGGAGCAGGTGCTGAGAAGATAGGAAAGATTGTAGGTGGTAGTAGAAAGAAGGGACAAGATCTTATAGATAAGTTTCTATCGAACATGCCTGACCTTAAAAGGGTCCGTAACAACGTTCAGAAGGCCGCTCAGAGGCATAAGATCAAAGGTGTGGATGGTAGATACCTTCATACAAGATCACCTCACAGTGCTCTTAATACTTTAATACAAGGAGCAGGTGCAAGTGTATGTAAAGATTGGCTTATCAATATGACATCAAGAGTAAACAGGAAAGGTTTGGATGTTAAACTGGTAGCCTCCATTCACGATGAGTACCAGTTTGAAGTGGCGAAGAAAGACATCCCTCAATTCGGACTTATAACCAAGGAAGGAATCAAAGATACGGAACGCAATCTAAAATTCAAGTGTCCATTAGATAGTACGTGGAAGGACGGGGAAACGTGGGCTACGACACACTAATTAACCGTATGTAGGTAGTACTTACGTACTACATACGGTTTAATTAGATATTGGCAATTTAATGCTTGACATGATGGACCGTTCATGAGACAATTCGTTTTCAACATAACCAAATAGGAGATATATAAATATGTCAGTAATTTCTGGAACCGCTTATTGGGCCGCTATCACCAACCCGAACACCACCTTTGACTCTGATGGTGTCTGGTCTGTGGATGTGGCTGACCTTGATAAGAAATCCCTCGACCTTCTACAGAAGGATGGGCTTTCCGTTAAGAATAAGGGCGATGATCGTGGTGATTTCATTACGATCAAGCGTAAGGTTCGTCGGAAGGATGGTTCTCTCAACCGTGCTCCTGATCTTGTTGATGGTCAGAAGCGCACCATGACCAATACCCTTATTGGAAATGGCTCAAAGGTTAATGTACACTACACGACCTATGAGTGGGAGTTTAAGGGCCGTCAAGGAGTGAGTGCCGACCTTCGTGCGGTGCAGGTAACGGAACTTGTTCCATACAATACGGAGGCAGACGAAGCCTTTGACGTTGTAGACGGTGGGTTTGTTAGCGAAGAGGGTGACGAAGACATCCCTTTCGCATCATAATTAGTTAGTCCTTGGGTGGGAGAGGTGTAGTGCCTCTCCTACTTTTCTGACATGAAAAATATACATACATTAGTTGAGGATATCTATGATCTCTTTGGTCCTGACGAGCTTTCTCTCGACGAAAGAGAAATAGATTATCACATAGATGAATTTGCAACCAACATAAAGGAGCACCTAAAACTATCTTTAAATGAGAAACCTCGTTCCAAAAGTAATCTTCGACTGTCTGCCATAGGTAGGCCAGATCGTCAACTATGGTATGATATGCATTCGGAAGAGGAAGATGTGATACCGTTGTCTCCATCGACACGTATCAAGTTTCTGTATGGTTATATACTTGAGGAACTTCTTATTGCGTTATCCCGTCTGGCTGGACATAGCGTAACGGACACACAAAAGGAAGTTACAGTCGAAGGAGTAAAAGGACATCAGGATTGTGTGATTGATGACGTACTTGTAGATTGTAAGTCTGCATCACAGTGGAGCTTTGAGAAGTTTGAGAAAGGCAGACTTGAAAGAGATGATCCCTTTGGATACATAGCTCAACTCTCTGCGTATGCTGAAGGCAATGATATGGAGGAAGCTGCATTCCTCGTTATCAATAAACAAACTGGTGAGATATGTTTGTTACCTCTTCATTCTCTTGAGATGATTAATGCAAGTGATAGGATTAAAAATCTCAAGACGATAATGAAGGAGGATGGTCCACCACCAAGATGCTACAGTGATGTGGCTGAAGGACTGTCTGGCAATCGTAGATTGGGTACGTCCTGTATCTACTGTGCTCATAAGAAGGAGTGCTGGAAGGACAAGAATGGTGGACATGGGTTGCGTGTCTTTAACTATGCAAAAGGATATAGATATTTTACGCATGTGTCGAAGACACCTGATATGCCAGAGATTAGAGATTGGTAGATCACCATTGGTTGAGGGTTGGTAGCGATAAAGAGTTCGTTCCTGACTTGGATAAGTTTGGGTTCGTATATATCATTACCAACCTTCGCAATGGTAAGGCATACATTGGATGTAAACAATACATACATTACACTCGTCTGAGGGAGAAGGAATCCGATTGGAAAACATACGCTGGTTCTTCCAAGTGGTTGTCAAAAGACATAGAGGAGATAGGTAAGAAGCATTTTAAGTTTGAGATCATAGCTGAATATAAGAACAGGCGTAGTCTCAGGTACTACGAACTCTACTATCAGATGAAACACAACGTACTTACCTCTACTCTGGAAGGTACAGATGAACCAGCTTACTATAATTCAAGAGTAGGTGGTAAGTTCTATCGTCCTGTTGAGAGCTATCAAGATCCTGAATATAGAAAGAAGCAATCTGAAAGTTCAAAGAAACAATTCTCAGATCCTGAAGAGAGAAAGAAAACATCTGAGTCCATAAAAAATTCTGAAACATTTCAAAAAGCTATGAGAGATCCTGAATATAGAAAGAAACTGTGTAAGTCTGCAAAGAAAAGAACTGATCATCAAGATCCTGTATATAGAAAGAACATGTCTGAGGCTCAAAAGAAAAGATGGCTCAAAGAAAAGAAAGAGAATGCTAAGACCAAAGAAACCTAAGAATGTATTTGTTGATCCCATCGTTCAGTTCGATCATGAAGAACCAGAGCGACGGTTATACATGGCTGT